TTCTACTTCAATTTCTTTTCTAGCAGGTATTTTCTTTATTCTTGCAAGTTCATTTTGTATCTGATTGATAACATCATTTATTTTGTTTGCTATATCAGGATCATCTGTTAATAACTCACTTTTCGGATTAATTTCTTCGATTAATCTAAGCACTTTCTTCTTCATTTCTGTTAGTGTCATTATTATCACCTACTTTATATATTTCTTGAATATCGTTTATTTCTTTTGACAATTCTTCTAATGTTGTCATTTGAATATCAGGAATTATATAACCACTCTTTTCACTCCATATCAAAATTACACCTTCAGGTATATTTTGTGTTATTTTAGTTTCTTCTTTCGTAATTACTTTTTCATTTACGCCATATACACTGCCTTGTTCTTCGTTAGTAATATAAGTTGTAAGAACACAGCCTTTTAGCACTTGATGAACTTTCTTATCTTCTGTATATTCATCGAATTCTAATTCTTTTGTTACCTTTCTTCCAAATAATTGTTTTAGATTTGGCTTAATTGTATAATATTCTATTTTTTCCATTTTCTTCTCCTTCACACGATTAGCAGAATTGCACTGCTATAATTTCTTTTATCGTGATAAAAAGGGCTTTCGCCCTTAAATTACATTGTAGTTGGAATTGCACAAATTTGTTCAGGTCTAAGAACTTCAGCACCATAAACATATAATGCTTTAACTGCTTTTGAGAAACTTCCTTCTGGTTCATAATGTTTAGTCTCTTTTAATTGCTCAGCAAATGCAATTGCTTTACCAGTTCTAAGAACATTAATATGATTTGTACCATCATTTGGAAGTAAGTTTTCAATAGAAACAAGTGCATTACCATATTTACCTACATATCCTTTTTTAGCCATTTCAACATTGTTAGTGTATAACTCTGTTAAGTTTTGTCTAAATAAAGTGAAATATTTAGGCACTAATTCTAAATAGAATTTAGAACTTGGTTTGCAATTCTTTCCATATAGAACAGCAAATGCTTCTTCAACTTTTTCAACAGCATTTGTTTTTGTTACTGCTCCAGCAGTGATTGATTCGATAGTATTATCTGCAACACCTGCTTTAATAAGTTCTGCAACATACATATCTCCTTGCTCTGCTAATGCTCTTGCACCTTCCTCAGCAGCTGCTTCTAAAGCGCCAGGAACTGATTGAACCGCATCAACATCATCTATTTCAATGTTGAAATAATAGAATTGATCTAGTTTTAATTCCTTTCTAGTAGCAGTTACTGCTTCTCTTTCTATGTCTGTACCTGGAGTATATTTTTTTGCAGTTGGTTCAAATGCATTTAAAATATACACAGTATCAGCATTTTTTGTGTCTGGTTGAAACTTAAAATCACAGTGATTTCTTAAACTTGTGATAGTTTCTAATGCTTTCTCATAGGCTTTATGCCAAATTTTTTGTTTTGCTAAATCCATTTTTTATCATTCCCTTCTTTTATTTATTTTTTCCTGATGTTTGGAATTTTCTAATTGCTTCCCAATTTTCTTCTAATTCCTTATCAGTCATTTTAGCAATTTCATCATTAGTAAAATAATCTTTTTGAGCAGTTTCTTTGTTATTTTTCATACTACCTATCTGCTCATATTGTTTTTGTGGTTTCATTTTTGTATACATATCGTATACAGTTTGAATAGATGTCTTAGAATTAAACTGACTAGCAAACTCTTTAAATTCAGAATTGTTTAGTACATCTTCTTTAACACCTAATTTAGCTAACTCTCTTTTTTGTTTTTGATAAGTTAACTCTGATGCAAGTGTAGTAAACATAACCTTTTGTCTTGGAGTCATTTTATCTGTTCCAATACTAGCAAGATTGTTTGCTTCTTCTTGCATTTCATCAAAGCCTAGTGAGATTACTTTCTTAGCATCTAATTCGCCAAGTGCTTTTTCATCTTCTTCAGAGTATCTAGGTTTTTGATATGCTGGTATATCAATTCCTTGTTCCTTATAAAACTCTCTCATTTTCTTATTAGATTCTGAGATATCATTAGTACCAAGTCCAGCACTTAATATACTTTCTGTTTCTTCATACTTAGATAGTTTTTCGCGATAATCTTTTTCTATCTTTCTTTTTTCTCTTTCGATTTTAGTAGGTAGAATATTATTAACTCTCTCATTCACTATCCTTTCTATTTCCTCATCAGTATATTGTTTAACTTCTTTTGTTTCTTCGTTAGAAGCGGTATCAGTTAATTCTATACCTTCCTCAAATTGTTCTACTGCTTGAGCCTCAGTATTTTCAGTTACATCTGTAACAGGTGTTTGAACATTCATATCTTCGTTCATTTTCTTTTCCTCCTATTTTCTGTAAGGGTTTGACTTCCCTTTCCATATTCTTTTAAAGTCTTTCAATGCTTGGACTATAAAAAAGCAATAACTATACTGTCATTGCTTGATTAATTAAATTAGATCCCATTTCTCTGATACCTTCTATATCAGCCTGAGTTCCTAAATAACTATTTGCTCTCATTTGAAGTTGTTGAGCCTGAGCTTGTACTTCTGCTATTCTTTGCTGAATCGCTTTAATCTTCTTTATACCTTCTTGAAGTTTTTGTTTCGGCATCGAACTATCATCATCTAATAGTTCTGTATATACCTCTAATTCACTTAATTTTTGTGGATTAAAGTACCCAGCCTTAAGCATATTCTCAAGTGATAACTCTTGAGCAAATTTATCATACGGACTTTTAGGTGTTACATCAACTTTTACATCTGCCTGTAACGCTTCTAATACACTATAAGGTACTTGTACTGGCTCAGTAGTAGTTTCACCTGTTAATGTATCAGTAGTCTCATAATCTATTACTAGACCTTCAGTAGCATATGTTTTCCACATATCTAGCCATATTCTTGCTAGATCCTCTATTGTAGTTTTTAATGCTATTGTTTGTTCTGTTACTGGCATTTGTGATGCTTGTTGTACCGCGAGTATTGCTTTACCGCTTGCACTCTCTGGATTTATTTCACCAGTCGCTATGTCTCCAGCACCTGCTAGCTCTCTAGTAGTAGTGATTAATTCATTCATTACCTTTTCAACATCTGCCGACATTTGTGCTGGTTGAATTATTCCTACTATCTTTCTAACATCATCAACTGGTTGTCCATTCGTTCTAATAGTACTTCCTACTTTATCAATAGCATTAGGGTTTTGCACTTTACTTGTATCAACAACTTTCTGTGGATATGCAGTAGTCTTAGCAGATATTAATCTTCTCATAATAGTTTTGTTTATCTCTATTTGATTAAAGGTTAAGAATCTAACTTCTCCCTCTCCTCTTGCATAGCCTTCTTTTTCTTCCCATAGCATATGGGTTAGTGGATATAATGTTAGTCCAGTATTCTTATCTTCCTTAATAACACAGTACTGTGTTGCTTGGGAGAAGTAAACATTACCATCTTTCTTATAAAGTTTAGTAATTAATGTACACATATCATCTATTTCTTCTTTTGCATGGTCTCCAGCCTCTTCAAAAGTATCATTATCTCCTATGATGTACTGTAATTTTTCGTTGCTTACGCCCTCTGCTTTAGCCATTTCTAACAAATTACTAACCGGTTTTCTTTGTTTTATTAAAATATAAGGTTGATTTTGTATATCACTATCATTTTCATTACCATAATAAACATCGTTCTTAGATAGTATTTCATTTACTGGTAAATTTGTTTCTTTATTGTATGTGATATATACAGGACATTCATCATTAATAGCACTATGTTTTGATATAGACCTTGTTTTATAGTCCATATTATCCTTTTCCCATACTCTAGCAGCAAGTTTATTAAGTAACTCGCATGTTTTTACCGCTACTTCTTTAAAGTCGTTATTTGCGATATTTTCAGCACTATAAACAGGTTGATATAGATTATTATTAATTATTCCTACTTTGTATCTTACAATAGGTTTAATTATGTTTAATTGTATAGGTTCTATTCCACTTATTTTAAGGCCACTCCATTGATTACCATTATACATACGATAGTTCTTATCTGTATCAGTATATAGTCCTACCATACGATTATAATCTCTACCATTTTCATATAACTGCCATATATCTGTTTGTTCTAATTCTTTTGTATCCATCTCTTCACCTCCTAGTTAGGTATGTCTTTTTGTCCTAATCCTGTACCATCATAATGATCAATATTATAACTATTTATTTCCTGAATTTCTTGTTTTTTTCTTTCTTCATATCTTTCTTTTTCATCTGCTATAACTTTTATAGGATTAATGTTTGGTACTACTACTTCTTCATTTTTAGATAGTTTTTGTCCATTCTTTAATCCAAGTGAATAAGCAATTATAATAAAAACACCAAATATGGTGCATAGAATTATTGCTTCTATCATTACTTATCACTCTTTTTCTTCTTTTTAGGTTTAGTTTCTTCTAACACTTTATCTATTTCTTTTTGAATTATTTTATTAGTTTCTTCTTCTCCTAATATTTCATTAGATATTTGTCTTAATTTTCTTAACATTGATTTTTTCATATTACAATTATCTCCTCTCCATAATCATAGCCTGCTGGCTCTTCTGATTTAAAGTTAAATGCTTGTGCTACTGTTATTGGTTCCATATCAAACACAACTTGACTTCTTGCATAATATGCAATAGCTAGTCCCATAACTAAGTCATCATGGGCCCCTTGTTGTGCTTCAGGTCTACCTTTTTCATTTCTAACAAATGTAAGCATTTCTTCTAGTGTTAATTTATCATATATTAACTCAACACTCTCACGAACTATTTTAACTAGTTCTGCTATTATTACTGGTCTAGTTATTGATGTAGTCTTAAATCCATAAGATTTATCTATAATACCACTAAACCTATCTTCTTTTTCTCTGACAAACATATTAGTGTATCCTAGTTTTACCAGTTCCTTATTTGGATAACTACTGAAATTACTTTCTATACACATTAATGCTGGGCTTACTCTACCTTCTTTATCTTTAGAGTTATACCAATATCCTAAACAATACATTTGTCTAACATATAAGTCTTCATCCATCTGATGTCTTAGTCTTGCTACTTGTTTGCCAGTCTTAGCATTAAGAACGTGTCCAGTAAACCAGTCAGATCCTTCTCCAGCAGTATCACCACCAATACAATATTTGTATATATTTGGTAATTCATAGATTTCTATGTATCCATTTTTATCATTTACCCACTTGATATCAGATATCTTTTTACCTATTGGCATTGTATCATCATACTTATATTCAAAATAACCTATCTTTAATGGCTTAGGTAATTCCAATAATCTATTACTTACTGCTCTTGAATCAAATACTGTCTTACCAAGTACTCCCCATTGTCCTAAACAATAAACATTATAGTAGTATTCATCAGTATCTTTATAACTTTCTAATAGTTTCTTATAATCATCATCTAAGAAGTTATTATCTTTATATGTTGTATGACATATTGTTACATTATCTCTAGGCACATCAAAGAATTTCTTCTTTAGCCAGTGATTAATATCTATTGGATTAAATGATATTACAATTTGTTTCTTCGTTCCTTTACCTCTTAAACGAACATCTAACTGATTGAAATCAGATTCTAATATCTCAGAAGCTTCTTCTATCCATATATCAGTAAGTTCGCCCTTACTAAATGTTACTGATTTTAGTTTTTCAACATCATCTAGTCCACTAAATATAATTTCATTACCATTAAGTAAGCATTTTATTCTTAAATCACTTTCATTTATCTTAAAGTATTTACTTAACTTCCACTTATTTATTACTTGCTTAAATAAAGCAAATGTACTATCTCTATTACTCTTACCTGTAGCACGAACTGTAAGTAAGTTCATCATAGGTTGCTTTAGTATTTTGTATATAAATCTTTCTACTACGAAGAATGACTTACCAGATCCTGCTCCACCATAAAAGATTAAATATCTACTTATATCATCTAAATATGGTATGTAAATCTCATTAAATACTTTTCTTGATATAGAGATTTTTATATCCTTATTCATCTATATCAACTCTAATATTAAATGTAATATCATTTTCAACTTTTTCCGTTGGTTTCTCCCCTATTGTATCTCTTATTATCTCATACGCCTTTGTGTTTCCCTCCAGAGCTTGTTGTATCAGTGCTAGTGATACCTTTTCTTGTGTATTACCTCTAGATAATAGTAATAATAATTCATCTTTTAAAGCTTTTCTCTCTTGTCTTGCTTTAGCACTTGCTTTTCCACCTTTTTTGGCTATTTCTCGTTGTTCTTCCGTTGTTCTATCTGCTAATGAGACTAAATTATCTTTGTTCAATGGTATCACCTACTTTCTCTTTTTTCTTCGGTTTCTTATTCTTCTTTTTGTTTATCTTAACCTTTTCAACAATATCATCTTTACAATAGTTGTAATCACTACATACTTTGCAATTTAATTGTTTCATACACTTTTTATAATTCACACTATCAACTCTTTTTTTATAACTATTGGTTGCACCACCTAGATTCGAACTAGGAACTTACAGGTTCAAAGCCTGTTGCCTTACCTTTTGGCTATGGTGCAATAATAAAAAGACACATTAGTGCCTTTTTGAAAAGAGGTGTTGTCGTTCTTGGAAGAAAACGACTTCACTATGTATTTTACGAATTAGTAAGTACTGCAACAATAACATATTGGATTTTCATGGACTCAAACCACTCTGGAAAACAAGCCTAGAATTAAAACCTTTCCTCCCTCGTTTTTTTATATGCTATCGTTGCACTACCTACTAATGTAGATAGTATAGTAGTTGTATTGTACCTTAATGGTACTGTACTAATGATATAGATTTTTATTATATTAAATTAATCTTTCTATTGTTTTTCCTTCGTTATTCATTATATAAGCATAAACAGTTTCATAATCAATTACTTGTTCGCTTATTTCATCTAATCCGCCAAAATTTCCAATTATCACTGAACGATTATTGTCTAATTCTACGACTTCACCGATTTGTCTAAATGTATCACTAGTATAGTATTCTGTTACGACTTGAATACATCCTTCTTTGTTTGTTTCTGTTTTTTTGTTTCTGCATACCTTTAATATCATATCTATCTCCTGCTTTCTGTCTACCTATATCATCAGTACACTGCCATTAAGACAGTGTGTAATATCGGGGTGTATGAAATATTCTTTCGAGTATTTCATATTATCATTATGCCATATCATTTGTGACATTTTGTGACATTTTCACTTTTTTTGTATAAATTTTCTTTCATTTCTTCTATATATCTATAAATTTGTCTTACTGTATATCCTAGTTGTTTATAAAACTTATACGGTGACATTCTTTTAATCCATCTGTAATAGTAGATTCTATCTTTTACATCTGGACTATCTTTCAATAGTCTTTCAAGCTTCTTTAATTCATAATTTAGCATATCTCGCGTGTTTCTACTTTGGTTAATAAATTTATCCACTTCATCAATTTCGCTCGCATAATTAATTAATTTCCAATCTGATGAAGTATTTCCACCACTTGTCATAATTTCTTTTGCCTGTGTTGCCTTAGGCATTACTGCTAATATAAGTTTACTTCTTTCTTCTAGTGATTCATTATATCTTCTTTCAGCATCTTTATATTTTTTTAATAGTTCGTGATACTCTAAATACATACTTACACCCCTTTTATTATCTTTTGCATTTCTTCTTCGGTGTATTGTTTGTTAGTATAGTTTTTACCTAAAGTTTTTTCTTTTTTATAAATCTCTGCTAACAGAAATTGTCTGTTTTCTTTTGATATCATTTTTGTCTTTTGTTCGTTGTATTTTGATAGCAAGTCCATATCATTTTTTACTTTTCTTCTTTGTTCTCTTATTGTTTTGATTTCTTTAATCATACGGTAGCACCACAAGACATTTATTTTATTATTTTCAATATAGTGAAGTAAATCTTGTTGTTTCTGGTCCAATTCACTTAATTTATCTAATAAAGTACTATTATATTCATCTATCTTATCTAGTTTTTCTACTACTTCCTTTATTTCTTCTATTACATTCATTTACTTCCCCTTTCTAACCAAAACCTATATTTCCCTTATAAATTTACCATACTCTTTAGCAACCGCGTATTCTATTCTGCAGCCTCTTGCGCTTTCCCAAAAAGGCATAAATACTACACCATCTACTTTACCTATATATTCAATTGATTTGGATAGATAATATATTGCCTCATCCATATTTTTAGGTGCTTCTTTAGATATAATTGTATCTACTACAATATGTCCCTCTTTTTTTAATTCTTCAACTAAACTTTCTCTTTCTAATCTTATTTCTTCATTTGTTTTACCTCTCATGGGCTGACTTATCATTACTTTCATTCTACTTACCTTCTTCCTTTAATTTATTTATTATCTTCTTTTGGTTTTTGATTAAATCACTTATCATATCTCTATTTTCATTTACTAATCTTCTTATTGGTAATTCAGTCCCACTAATAAAAGTACTGTCCAAAGAAAGTTTTTCTTTGTATTCTTCAATATCTATAAACTCATCTTCTTCATCTAATAATGTATTGTCTATTACAAGGACTGGGCGCACCCCATTCGCATTATACACGCCGGAGTTGCTGCCGACATAGCCGGACGAACGGACACGCCACACATAGCCGGAGTAACTGGAATTCGGGGTTTTTGTCCAGTACCAATCATCACATTTTCTAATTTCTTCTGGTAGTTCTTCTG